GTATCCGAGCGCCTGAAGTCTCGGATTATCGCAGATAAGATTACCGGCGAGAATTATGTGTCCGACTCGGCCATATTGGTCAATCGGGTCCATAAATCCGGAGAAACTGAAACCAGAAGTTACAGGAATATTATAGACGGAGTCCATAGTATCGCTGTAAAACTTAACAGGTTTGTAATTCGGATGTTTTGACGGGAGTCCGTAGAATCCCCAGCTGCGGGTATTCAACATAAACAGGTATCCAGCAGGAACCGCTTCATCAGCGATTACTGGAACACCACCCCACATAAGCGAATTGAAGCCCATAGCACCTTTTAATTGAGTGCCGGGAGCCACAATGTTTGGAGTGCCGTTTTCGGATGCACCCGTGAATTTCGGATAACCCATTAAGGTTTGCTGGGTAATCTGATGACTGATAGTCGGAGTAAATAACTTTTCCAAGTATCCCCACACAGCTTTCGTTGTGAGAATCAAATCTGGAGAATCTTTACCGTGAGTGGCAGCGTTAAACATCGTCCTCAAAGTGGACAAAGTTATATTCCCACCCACATTAGTCAGATTGCCTGCTAAACCCGTATATGTCGCCCTTAACAATCCTCCATAGCTCGTAGCACCTAAAGTTCCAGAATCACGCCCATCAATCAAAGACAAGAAAGTCTTGCCTGTTTGTAGGGTGTAAAACTGGCCCGAAAGGTCATAAGCCATATCTTGAGCGTCTGAAGCCAATCGGCGAGCAACCAAATCAATGACTTTGTCGGTGTCGTTCACATCAACTTCCATCTGACTGATTACGGTGTCAATCTCGTAACCAGTCGGGTCAAAAGTCATATTGATGAAGTTATTAGTCGCCGTAGTTGAAAACTTTTCAAGCCCTTGGAAGTTCATTCCTTGGGTATTCCTCGCATACTTAACTGGAAATCTCATTAAAGAACCTTTCCAATTCTTTTGGTTTCCCAAAAAATATAAAGTAGACGGAGAAAATGTGAGAACAGTATCAACCGTTTTGGCTACCAAACTCTCAAGAGTAGAGGTATTTACATTCGTATTTTGGTCGTAAATAGCCATTTTAGTATATTATTTTATCGTCCCTTTCGCCTCCACTTTTTTGGCTTATTGAGAGTGTTCAGAAGTTATACCATCCAGTCCTTCTGATCGTGTGGATGTCAACTCCTTTCTCTTGTTCCCCTTCTGCCGTTGTTTTTGATGATGTGCCGACTTTTGAACCTTCTTCCTGCTTAACGCCTTTCTTCGCGGCTTCTTTAGTTCCCTCATCTTTGGCGGATTTATATTTTTGCCAACCCTTTGATGCTTTGGATAAATCGGTTTCTCCGATATCCACCGCATATTGGATTAGCTCTTGTTCATCTGCCTTCGATTTGATAACTCCGTCAGCCCGCAAAGCATTCAAGCCAGTTTCAATGATTTCATCGGCTTTCCTTGAATTGGCGATTTGAGATTCCCTTTGAGCGTCTAATGCTCCAGTTATAATCTCTCTCGCCTTTGCGACAGTAAGATACTCATTGTCGCCTTCTTGCGCGCCTGATTTGGCATTTTGGGTAGCTACAATTTGTTCAAGGTTTGCCTTTATGTCGGCAATATCTTGCCGCGTCTGGGTATAACCTTTTTGCAACCCCCTTGCCAATTCAAACGCCCGTTCAGCAGTTATCGGTTCTTTTTCGGTATCATCTGATTGTTCGTCAGACGCTTTATCCTCAAGGATTTCGTCAACGACTTTATCAGTTTTTTCCATTTATCAATTTATTTTTTATCGACCTTTTTAACTCTCTTTTTAAGAGCAGTTAGCATTACATGTTCTGGTAATTTTTTGGTTTTTGTTTTGGCGAAATCTCTTGCTTGTGTCGCAGTCATACTTTTTGCCGCTTTAGCGACTGCCGAAGAAGCGGGCTTTTCACCCCGTTTCGCCGCTAAAACCATTCCGAAAAACTTTTGTTGCGCTTTAGATACTGCTGGCATAAAAATATATACACTTATTGCCCTGCTTTTATCTGTTCAAGGGCTTGACGACCTTGAGTCAAAATCGCTTGTTGCTCCTCTGGCGGAAGATTTTTTATATCGGGATTCGATAACATCTGATTTAATCTATCTAATTGGTCTGATTGTTGTCCACTTTGTTGCCCTTGCCCTTGTTGTGGAGCAATTTTCCCTGTTAATTGAAGCCATTGATAAAGTGCCTGAACCCTTTTCTCGCCATTGGCGTATCCCATTTCTTCAAAGAGAGTCCCAGGGTCAATCATCCCAAATTGAGCCAACTGAATTGCGTTAGCCATCTTTGACGGCCGGTCAATGGGCAAAGTTGAACCCTTTTTGACCATCACGGTAATTCCACTCGGTATTTCGCTTCCGGATAATTCAAGTGTTTCGGTATTATTTGATAAAACTTCTGGTTGAATGGCATAAACTTTAAGCATCTGAAGATACGCCTGATACCATTCCTCCATCAGTTGCTCCAGATTTCTGACTATCAAATCCAATCTGCCATAATCCGAGGACATCAGAATCTTTCTGCCTCCCAATGTTTCTTGTTCTGCTCTCTCACCTCTGGTAGTTGAATGAATTCCCATCGTATTGTCGATTTCGTTCAAGAGATGGGATAAATTATTGAATAAGGAAGCATCGGGTTTGCCTGATTGGACTTGAATGATTGAATTCGCTGGTGCTTTCCTGTCAAGATAAACAACCAAATCACCTGTTTTATTGACCAAATCTTGGGCCTGTTGGGTAGAAACTCCGTCTGCTGATGTTACCCAAACCCTTTTTTGCCCTTCATTCAGGTCAATAATCTGTTGTTCTAACTGATTTACGCCTTCTTGAAGCGGTATAACTTCTTCAATAAGCGAAGTTTCATCGTATAAACCAGTCTCATCTCCGAAAGCGAAAACATTGAAGAATAAGTAAGGAAATTGCGGCGTTTCAAACAGGTTATTTTCGGGATTTTCGTAATCAAAGTTCGGATTCTTTTTCTTGTCTAAAATAACATTCTTGACTTTCCAGCAGACAAATTCCCCGCCACCGCCCCAAAACTCCACATACTTGACTTTTGTCTTCGGACTTTCGCCATAAAGATTTTTCAGTTGTTCTTTCTTTTTAGGAAACTTATCTTGTAGGTTTTCAAGTTTATCCTCAATTTCTTCCCAAACAAATTCGCAGTTTTCCTTTGAAGTAGCTCTCTTATCAAACCCTATCTTCTTGGCGATAATAGTTTCGGAAGTAAAACGCTTGTCCTTATCCCAACGATATTTGATGACTCCTATCCTGTATAAAAACCAGTGCCTGATGAGTTTTTGCAATAATGATTGGATTTTATATTTGGTTTCATAAGCCATCAAAAGTCCTTTTTGAAGTTTCTCCCTGATGTTATTATCTATATCACCCAGTATCTCCGGTTCGGGTGGTTCGGAAGTGATTATCGGGATTGCCGTTTCAACATCAGTAAAAATACGATTATTTATTGTCTTTGACTTCTTAGGATGGATGCGGGACATATCCTTATCCGTCCCCTTGGCCCAAAAGAGTTTATTTCGTTTCCCTACTTCGTCTATCTTGTCCTTGACCTCTTTGCTTTCTAAAATCGCCTTGTCGATGGCGACAATTAACTCCTCATCTTTGGCCTCCCATTGAAGGTTCTGACGATAAGATTCTACGATTGTATTCAAATTTTCTTCATTCATATTCACTATTAGATTTTATTAACTCCTGAATTGATGGCGCTAAACCATCATAGGGTTTCTCTTTATCCGCCCACTCTTTGACTATCTCTTTTTCTCCGCTTCCGCTATGCTCCATCGCCAATGCCCAGTAAATTGTAGCGTGAACAAAATGGTCTTCCCCTTCTGTCAACCAGACATCCCGTTCTATTCCCAAACTGTCTTTCTCAACCACTTTATAAACGCTTTCCCAATGAAGGATATAATCTTTCAAATCCTCCGCCTTCATCTGAAACTTAACCTTCCCATTGACAAAATCGTCTATGACTTTTTGAATAATCTTCGTCCTATCGGAATATACAGTTCTCGTTTCCTTATCCCAACTGATGAAATCCGCCCTCTTCACTTCTTTCTTGTAATAGTTCAACCAAACTCTGCCAGGATATTTGTCTCTCAATTTTCTGGGTTCGGTTAAAT